TGATATTGACATTCTTATCGGCTTCCCATCCATTCCAGGCACCAAGCAAACGAGCGGCTTCTGTTTTACCGTTGAACTCATAGACAACTTCTCCTCTCTTATTCTGAATCTTCTTCAATGCATTACGGGTACGCTTTGGAAGCTGCGAAGGACTTTTCATCTTTACCTTACCTGTTAGCTCATCGACAATATACAAGTCATTAGGATCAGAAGTTATGATATCCATCAGCACACGTTCAACTGTTTCACGTTTAACTTCAGATTCTTTCGCCCTCTTTTCTCTTATCTCTTTTATCCTTGATGAAACCTTGATGTTTTGCATAAGGGCATGAGCATTGCGCCAAACGCTCTCTTGTTTCATCTTAGAACAGTCGTAAGCCATTCGGTATGCTTCACTTGCATTGCCATCTATGTCAACGTAATACTGGCAAAACTTCTCCTGTTTTAATGTTAATGACTTCTCTTTACTCATAGCTTCAAATTATTAAATTCCTGCATGAAGAAACAATGATAGTTACTCAACATGCAGGAATAAATTAGAATGGTTGTACACTAATAGGATTTCTATTTCTCCGCCCCCGCATTTTTTTGAGAATTATCCTCTCTCCGCACTGCGAATACCTTTTTTACTCCGTCCTCGACAGGAGTATAAGACAAAGGTACTAAATAGATACCCCGGTTCACCGATTGCTCTAAATTGTCAAATTCACGTTTCTCATTAATCAACTCTATTTCAAGCGGTTTGTAGTATTTTACTAAAGATGCAAAATACATAGTAGTCACAGGCTGGACGTTACAGATATTGATGAGCTGACGATTACACCCAACCGCATAGATAAGCCCTTCGACGACATCATCTATGTAAGTGAAGCACCGGATATTCTGACCACAATTGTATAAAGACACGTTTTCCTTTTCTATCAGGAACCAGAGAAGAGTTCTTTTTCGCGGATTAGGTCCATATACATTATGCAGCCGGCACCCGGTCGCAGCCTTACAATAGATAGATGCATACTGTTCATCGAAATACTTGCTTATTCCATACATGGAAGTGGTATTCTCCGGATTCGCCGTTGACGAACTGGCGTATACTAACTTCACATGATACTGGTTACATGCATCAGCTACTCGCATGAAAGTATCAATGTTATCCTTCCTGATTTGTTCCAGGTTTCCATTAAACACACTAGTTTGCGCCGCTAAATGAAACACACAATCAATACCCCCATTTTTCAGGAGCTCACATACTTTTGTGGCTTCAATACCAGACTTTCGATCAAGTCCTATGACTTCGACATCCCTTTTAGCTAATTCTCGGCAAAGGGCTTTACCAATAAATCCCTCACTGCCGGTTACAATCATTTTTCTCATCATCACAAAAACTAAAGGTGCATCTTGTTTAAAGACACACCTAGGTTCAACATAAAATCCTAAAGATTAAATCTTATTTTTGAAAATACTCCCTACACTTAAAACCCTTTCTAGGAGTAAAGTCTTTAAATTCACAGCTTCTAAACACCCACTTCTTATCAGCCCATCCGGCTAAATCCTTTTGCCATTGAGGAATAATTTGACGAGGATTATTTAAGTCCCGGTAAGGCTGACAATGTGGTAAGAACCGACCACCCTTCTTTTTCCAATGATTTACTCGTTCAAATGCTTCTTTGAAATCCTTCAATAAGATGCAGTAAAAGAAGTACTCGCCTTTATACCCGTATTTGTCAATCAAAGCCGTAGCACGTTCGCATTCTGCAATTTGTCCCGGTGTATCACAACCGAACCGTATGCGCTTAATCCATTTAACACGAGCAAGCAACCGGGCTATATCATCCGTTACCAGCCGGGCGTCTAAACCTTGATTGAAGTCTACACGTACTCCCATGGAGATAATCTTTTCAATCTGCTGCAAACCGTAGTCGGATGCAAGTATGTTGTTATCCATGAGTATAATGTTTTTTCTCCCATTAACGGCTATCTCTTCAATATCCATGTAAGTAGCGATGTTTCCTTCTTTCTTCGGTACCACACACCACTTACAGTGGTTTGGACATCCGCGGGTGAGAAAGCCATAAGCCAAATTTTTATCAACATTATACAGATCGTAATCAGGAATCATTCTATCAATCTCTGGCAAAAGAACCTTTTTTATGTCATACCCAGTACCGCCTTTCTCAACTTGATCGGCATTGATGTAATAGCCGTAATCCGGCGTAAAGCTAAATACTTTTGCAATGTAAACCTTATCATAAGAACAAAGGGGATTATACCATTCTACATTATCACCTCTTGCCTTGTGATAGCTACTTATCTTCATCAAAGCTAGATTAGGATAATTGCTATCGACTGCTAATATTCCAATATTCATCGCTTATTTGGGGCTATTTAAAAATTCTCCTTAATCCTGAATTAACAGCATCGGTTTTAGCTTCCTCTGATGGATGAACATAAATATTCAAAGTGGTACCTACATCTGAATGACCAAGAATAGTAGATACAGTTTTGACATCAATTTTATTCTCTATAAGAGTCGTGGCAAAGGTGTGCCTTAATCCATGATACTTGATACAGTGGTCTAGTTTTACCTTTTCAAGAATAAATTTCTCATAATAATTCCGCAAAGTCCGAGGTTCTGTATATTGCTCACCACAAGTACACACATAATAATCGGGATTACACACAGCAGAAAACTTCTTCACCAAAGGAAAAATGTTCTTTAAGATAGGAATATACCTATCAGAATTTGAAGTTTTCGGGGGCCCAATCTCAATATGGGTTTTTGCTTTATTAAATGTACCATCCTCGCCTGGCATATATATGCGTTCTAAGGTTTTACAAATATGAATAGTCTTTTTATCTAAATCTATATCCTTCCATTGTAAGGCACATACTTCCCCTATACGCATACCAGAACATATCGTTAGCAAAATTCCAAGATTACGTGGAGATGGATTCGCTAACACGTAATCGACGATTTTCTTATATTCAGCAGGAGAATAACGTTCCAGCTTTTGAGCAGCTATCTTATTTTTACTAGGCCATACCATCTTCCATGTAATGTTATGTACCTCAAGGTCTAACTCTTCGTCAGCAAACCGAATTAGCATTTTTAGAACTATCAGAATATCATTGCAGTACTTCACAGACAACCCCGAATTATCCATAAGATCGTTCATGAATGGCACAATAACCTTTTTGCTCAATTCCCCAACTTCCATACATCCTAATATTGGAGAAAGCTTTTTCACGTATATCTGCTGGTACGATGCCAGTGAACTAGTCTTGACTTGCCTTTTCTTTACAGAAATCCAAGCCTTGTACACATCATCCAATTTCATATCTTATAAATTTGTTATTTAAATCAGTTTCAATTCTCGCAAATAAACATCAATCTCCTTATCCAATTCGGCACGTTTGGCTTCCAGCTCTTTTATTTCATCCATAACAGCCTTAATGTCAATAGGTTCTTCTTCCTCAAATACATCTATGTATCTCGGTATGTTAAGATTAAAATCATTAGCCATAACCTCTTGCAATGTGGCACAATGACTGTATTTCTTAATTTCCTTACGCTCTTGGAACGTCTGTACAATCTTGTCTATTTGTTCATCACTCAAAGAGTTCTTGTTTTTAAGCTTTTCAAAATCTTTGCTTGCATCAATAAAAAGGATGTTGTCATCTTCTTTACGACATTTCTTTATTACCAAGATACAAGTAGGAATACTAGTACCATAGAATATATTGGCCGGTAGCCCAATGACAGCATCAATGCAGTTTTTATCTTCAATAAGAAACCTGCGAATAACACCTTCGGCAGCGCCACGAAATAAAACTCCATGAGGAAGAACTATAGCCGCAATCCCTGTTACATCCAGTTTATGGACTATATCCAAGACAAAAGCATAATCAGCTTTTGATTTAGGGGCTAATTTCCCAACTTCACTAAATCGTTCATCATCCATAAAAGAGACATCTGCACTCCATTTGGCGGAAAAGGGCGGATTTGCTATTACTGTTTCCATTGTGATTTATTTTTTTGATAATACATTTTCATATACTCACGTATTTCACTTTTGTGAGCTAATTGATATTTTCTATTTTTCTCTAATATTTTTTCCTTATTAACCTTATATCTACGCTTGTAACTAGCCCTCTCCAATTCTCTATAATGTTCAATATTGGCATTTCGCAATTCTTTCCTACGGGCAAGTAATTTGTCTCTGTTACGAATCCGATATGCCTTATTATTCTTCAGTATTTTTTCCCGATTTTCAATATAATAACATGAATTACAAATTTTCGTACTTAAATAGAATTTGCTTTCAGGTACATACTCCCCACATTTATTACATAATAAAATATTTTCAGGAGCATTTCTAATTGCTAAATCAGCTTCCGCAAAACGGTTGTTTCTTTTTATAAAGGAAACCTCATCGTAAATCAGGCGATCAACCAAATCCCGCCAATTTTCAATAGAAAAACGTTCGTCAGCTATAACGGAATGAGAGATATCCATGTAATTAATATCAATGCCAGGAAACAAGAAATTGATTCTTTTCCTAGTGTATTGGTACAGATTCTTTATAAAATTATCGTCAATCATAACTAATCTTTTCTATAATGGAAAAATCGAATGGAATATCTTTCACGTTCAGCAAGCGATATTCACTTTTTATTGATTTTACAAGTACATCACCATGATACACAGTTGCATTAATACCACGTATCGATAAATTAAGCAAGAGTAACGGAATAGACCTATCAGACAACTCCCAGCATTCAACGGGGTGTTCAGACGGTTTGAAATCAGTTCCTAAAGTTTTAACTCTATGCCACCAGTTAGAAATAATAAGGGAACCATTCCCGGCAGTAGGTTCGTAAATCACCCCTTTGGAAACCCCTGTCAATCTTGATAGTAGTATTCCTACTACATTAGGAGTAAAATCCTGCTTGTTTTGGTTTCTTTGAGCCAATTCACCCTCATATATATCTTGAAACCAATCTCTTGAAAGATCATGAGTATTGAGTTGTAATAACTCTCGATATATATGATGCAATCTTTCGTCATTATCAAAGATTATTTTAAAAATCGCATTAGGAAGTGATAATATATCCTCTATTTGAAACAACTTCTTTAATTCTACTTCACTCATATTTACTCTGTATTTGAATATTAATCTCTTGCTTCAGCCATTCTTCGGCCTTTAGCCGTTGCCGAATAGATATTCGGCTTACCACCGCTGAAACATTTAGTTTTTATCCATTCATATCTTTCAGCTTCCCGGAGATAGAATAATATTCCGTATTCAGATGTATTTTTCAACCAATCTAATTTCTTGATTTGCTCAAATGTCATAGGACCGCCATATACAAGCGATGATGTTAACATCTGAACTCTTTCTTTCAATGAATATTCACTCATAATCAATACGGGTTTATGCAATTCTCCATAGCGTTCCGCCACTCATCCTCCGTTATCGGGATCATGTCATCATAAAGGTTGAACCCTATGATGTAGCACCCGCTCTTATAGTTGTTCTCGATACATTCATAATGGAAAGTCCGGGATTTCTTGTCAAACATGCTTTTAGGAGTCAGCCGGAACACCTTCCTTCCATGTCTGTACCACCTGTGGGGTACCTTCTTGCTGAAATGCTTTACAAAAACGCTCATTTCTTTTTATGATTTTAATTAATATTTATCCATTTACATATCATTTACATACTGTAAATCAATCATCTCATTGTTTTATAAATAACTATTGCCTATCTTTGTTGTCTAATTTTAAAAATAAAAATATGTTAGTAATTAAATCTACAAAAGAAGGCTATGAGCTTAATCAAGGGATTTCACTGAGATTGTTTGAGCCATCCGGAAACACTGTTGTAAAAGTAGTATGTGAGACTCCTTATTACGGGGAACCGAACCATTTAGAAAACGCTATTTGTAATCACATAAATAGCTTAATGCCTGATGGCTATACAGTAAAAACCAATCATGTGACTCTTGAATCAAGTACTGGAAGTGATATGAAAGGCAAATATGTCGAATCTCTAATGTTTCAGATTTATATCTAATCTCAGTAAAGTCCTGACTACCTATTCAGGACTTTTTCATTTATCGCTTTACTCATTTCTATCTTCGGTATTGAGAGTTAATACTTCTTCCCGTGCATCTTTTCACGAAGTTCGTTATACTTCATTTTCTGCTCGATGTGCCAAAGCAGGTCTATATCTAAGTGCTTGGCAAGCCCGAAGATTGATAGTATCATATCATTCACGGTTGTAGGAAAATCAAATATTCCGTCATACCTAACAGGAAGTGTAGAGATGGAATAGATTGATTCGGTGAAAGTTTCGTCTTTACAAGCTTCTGCCATATCTTCAATACAGTCATCAATATCTCCGTTGGCAAGTTCAAGGCTTATTCCTCGAAGTCCTGCAAGGTCAAGCAAGCGGATTACAGCATCGACTAACTCTTCCTCAATTGAGCCTTTTATAGTTTCATTGTATGCGACTTCGTAACCACGCTCTTTGGGAATGTCAGAATCCAATCCTTGACAAATGCGGCTGTTAGCAATCTTCTTATTATACCGATCAACATTAGCACGCCTTCCTTTTCTATCTGCTTCCACAGCTTCCATCAATTCAGAAATCACAAGGCAAAGAAAATGATTGTTACTTA